TTACCATGAAATACAATATCATGGATTTGCTTAAATAAATTCTTCCTTACTAGGGGTGCGGTCTTAAGCGTCAGGCCAAAAAAAGTTTAACCCAATGGGTATAACTACCTCCTCTCCATCGTCCAAAATATAGGACAAGTCAACATCGGGTTGACTAGCTTTAATGTGTTCTCTAAGGGCTCTTGAATCTCGTGCTAAGAATGCGGTATCAACCCACTCTCTAATATATTTTTTTTCCTCATTACCATCAACTGATAATACCATGTGTTTATAACGTGTACTTAAACCTGTTGATGATTCTTTATTTACTTTTTTTAACCCAGCAACTTCTCTTTCAATTGCTTTTTCAAGTCTTCCTGTTATTAANTGATAAGTAATAATTGTTCCTGATGTAGGTAAAGTAAATGAAAATTCATTTTTACCTGCTTCATATAAACTTTCATCAATTGGTTTATTATCTAAAGTTGATACATCTATAGTATGTTCTGAATCTTTAACTATTATTTTATAATCCTTACCATATCCTAGTACTCTAGATGCAATTAATAATGCATTTTTATCTCCAATTATTAAATCATCAATGTTAACGTCTTTATTAATAAGTAAAGACTTTAATAACTTATCTAATACTATACCTTTTTGAATATAAGCTTGGTTAGAAAGAATATCTTCTTCCTTAGCCGTCATATATTTCATTTCTACTTTACCGCTTGATAGTGGGTTATCTTTGGAATATATTAACCCTTTAGAGGGCAAATCTACTTCTTCCGTGGGGAATTTAAAATCACTCATATAATCTTTATTTAGTTCGTAACGTGTTTCTAGTTATACATATGTACGATACAAAAAAGCTTGACCGAAGCCAAGCTATTTTATAAAATATGTAAATATTTTTTAGAAATTTAAAATACAGTAATCTGGTTGTACCTCTAAAGATATTTCTTGAGCTGCATTTTCAGTATCCCAATTGAAATCTCCGAAATCTGCTGAAGTAATTAATGCTCCTTTGATAATCCATTCAGATACTATATCACCTACTGGTCCTAGTACGTTTAATGTAAGATCTTTTTTATAGAAATCACTATATCCATCTCTACCTGTTACTGATTCGTGGTGTAATCTTACCCACTCCATTACTGCCTGAGCTCCTGAAGGTGTGATTGGATCAAATAACGTCATTGAAATTGGATTCCATGTTGATTTACCTTTTACAAATCTTTGAACATTGATATGATTTAAAGCTACGGTACCTTGTGTTAGTGTTACAGCTCCCATACCCTTAATCTGGTAAGATGGGATTCCATCTACATAAAGAATAAATCTATTCTTTTGTTTCGGCTCAAAAGCTGTAAAAAATATTTCGTTTGGGTCTAATACTGCCATTTTATTATTTTATTTATTTTATTATAAATATTTCGTTTTTTAATTTTTATGATGGAAATGTTGCTCCAGTTGGTAAAACATTGAAATCTAGTAAAATAAATTCTGCTGTTTTAGTTGGTTGTAGGTAAATTTGACCTACTAGCTCATTTCTATCGATTACATCTGGTGTGTTATTTGTAGCATCCATTACAACTTTAAACGCATACAAACCTTGTCTTTGTTGTACTGATTCTAAGTATGGGTTAACTTGTGATAAGAAGCTATTTCTTGTACTTATTGAATTTTGCTCAAATACTAAATTATCTGATACTTGTACTATGTAAGATTTTAATGCTATTAATAATCTACGTACATTTACTCTATCTAAAGCACTTGCTTTTTTCTGTAATGTTTTCTGTCCAAATACTACAACTCCACTTCCTGGGAATGTTGCAATTGGGTTAACATTTGCTTCATATAAGTTATCTCTGTTACCTGATGTTAATTTTCTTTCTGCTTTAACTACGTTACCTAGCGCGCCTCTAATTAAACCTGCTGGTGCGAACCATGGGTCTGAAGAAGAATCTGTAAATGCGTATACTCCCGGTATAAACACAGAAGCTGGCGACCAAACGTATTGAGCATTAGCGTCAATCGATTGTAACCAAGGCCAATATGTTGCTGCATAAGAACTGTCAAATGCTGATGCTTGTGTTACTACAGTATTTACTGTACTGTTATAAGGCACTAAATCAACTACTGCTATACAGTCAGTTCTTGATTGTGCTAGTGCTACCATTTGAGATACTACTGAAGAATGTGCAGAAAGTGAATTTATTAATCCTGGTGCTGTAATTACATTAAAGCTGTAAGCATCGGTATTTGATAATAAATTTAATGATTGCGTATACTCTGCTGCAATTAATCCTTGAATGTTAGTATCCGTGATATTTTGGTTAAATTTAACAGGTGAATTATCACTGTTAATGTTTGTACCATTTCCACCTTGGAATGAACCTGATCCTATAGCTGGTATGCTTGAGAAGTAAGCTGATTTAGCTGCTCCATTATTATCAAAATATTGTGGTGTTGGAGAATTAACTGCTCCTACAAACACATAAGCACTACTGTTTGGATAGTCACCATTTGATTTAACATAATAATCAACTCCATCTTGTTCTACTGTATAGTAAGTATTACCAATAACTTTTGCTACATAATTTGCAGCTGTTGGGTCCATTGATAAATTGTTATATTGTTCTAATACTGCTTTTTGTGTTGCTGTATCATTACCACGTCTTATAGATAGTGAAAATTGTCCCGATCCTGTATTAGCACCTGTAATTTCCCATCTAACGTTATTTCTAGTACCAGCATCTAAAGTACCGTTTGCACTATCAACTCCTGCTTGGTAATTATTTGTTATTGCTCCTTCAGAAATAGTTTTTAATACAAAAGCATCTTTACTTTCTAAATCACTACTTTTTAAAGTAATAACAAATGTTCCAGCTCCTCCACCTTGACTTCCTTGTACTGTTAATGTATTAGTAACAGCATAACCTGCTCCTGCAGTAAAATTAACTGAAGTAACAACTCCGTCTGCAGTTACTGTATATGTTCCTGCTGCTGAACTACCAGCACCACCTGTAACTGAACCTAAAGCATGTGTTCCTGCACTTTGACCTGAAAGAGTGTTTGCTGAAACCGATGATGACATATTAATGTCAGTTCTTAAAGTTCCTGCTGATGTTGTATCAGTATTTTCAATTGAAGAAGATGCTTCTGACCATCCTGCTGATCCACTAACTACTCTTGTAACTAGTAATGATTCACCACCTTGTTGAAAATAGTTAGATGCTGCCGCTGAGTTTAGGTATGAGTAATATTGTGAGCCACTTTCTACTGAGCCCCCAAATATAGCTTCGTATTGCGAGAATGAAGAAACCGCCGTTGGAATTCCAACTGGACCTTGAATTGCTGGTCCAATTATAGCAGCACCAAATGTAATTGGTGGTGCTCCAATGAAGGATTGATCGTTTTCTCTTGCTAATACACCTGGAGATATTAATGTTTCTGCCATTGTCTTATATTATATTTAATATTGTTTTATTATAAATATTGGAAAAGTATTCAAAAATTTATTCTGCTGCGGTGAATTCTCCTTTTTCTAAATCTAGGTTACCATCACCATATTTTTCTTGCAATTCTTTTCCAAATTTTATTTGTTCTTCTTGCAATTTTTGGAATTTTTCCAATTCTTCCTTTCTTTGTCTTTCTAAGGCATCAATCCTTAAATTTGCTGCTCCAACCTGTACTACAATATCATTGTTTCTTGATTGAAAATCATTTAATATTGATAACTCACTTTCTGATAACTTTTTACTAGCCATAATTTTGGTTTTTAATTTATTATAAATATGTTATTTTTTGTTAAAATTAACTTCTACTTCTATGATCCGTTGTTGGGTTTTTAGTTGGTATACCTGCTCCTTCTACATTAGTAACAGATTCCATATTAATTGTAACCTTAGCTTTTGAATTATACATTTTAGTTGAATTTAATTCTTTTTGGATTGTATCTGGGATTAAATATCCACGTAATCTAATATTAAAAGTTCCAACAACCAACCTATCTTTACCAGTAGTTAATTCTGTTGCTGTGTTAAAGGAATCTATAAATGATCTAAACATATATCTTTCAGGATTACCCCAGTAAGCATCTGATCCATATTCACATGCTTCAATAATTTTATTTAGTTGTTCCATGTAATAACACTGAACTAAACAACTATATTCCATAGTTACATAATCAGGTTGTGCTACTACGTGAAATTTATCAACAGGTATTCTATTATTTAAAGTTGCAAAATTACTATAAAAGTTTTTTGAACTAAATTGTTTTGAAAATACACCTGTCAAATTAGGCATATTAGCATCTAATTTATTTGCTACTGTTCTATCTTTTGTAATTGAATCTCTTTTAATTACTATAATAGGTAACATAATAGCACCTTTTTTATCTCTATAATACCCATCACGTTGGAATGATTTCCATCTTTCAGGTGCACCATATATTACTGGTACTTCTCTTCTAGCTCCATTTTGATATACAAAAGGTTTAATTTTATTTTCAAAATAATAAAATACAGCTTCATCTATATCCTTAACACCAACTGAAAATTGTTTAGTATCATCATCTTTAAAGCTCATTTGAGCTGACCTATTAAAATTTATACCAGTCTCTGTATAATTTGGATTATTTGGAATTTCAGCATCATTTGGATTAGTTTGAATTCCTTGTTCCTCTCTACCCCTAAAAGCAGTATGTTGTTTATTGCTTAGGGTTAATTGGGATTTTGGTATGGGTTTTCTTGGTTTTGCCATTAGAATCTTTCTTGATATGGTGAAATAGCTACTTTATCAGCAGGTATATAATATGTTGAAATTAGTATTGATATGTTATTACCAAATTCTTCTAAATTAGGATTAAGTGGATTTGGTTGTCCATCAGAATCATTGTTAGGATAATCTGGGTTTTTACCTCCCCAATACTGGTTAGCTACTGTACTATCTACTCCATAATATCCTTCTTCATATAAGATAATATCTCCTACTCTAGGAACAATATCTTTTTCTACTAAATCATCTCTTAATAAATAAAATTGAATTGGTTGGTTATACTGAATACCTTCTACATTCTCACCATATTCTTGGTCTCCTCTATTAATTAAACAATTAAATAAAAATGGACCATTATAATATTTTTCTTCTGCTGCTTCGCCGTATATGTTAACTTTAGTTTCTTCTAATTGAAATTGATAAATAGCACATTGTTGAGTAATAATGTTACCCATTACTTCTCTATTTAAGTGTCTCATAAGGGACCAGTCCCTTTGTCTTGTAAACATTGCCATATTATGCTATAAATATTGTGTAGGGCACTTGTTGTAACTCAACCATTTTTGATTCAGCTTCAGATGCTCTTCTATTTAGTAATGATTGTCTTGATGTTTCATCAAGGTATGTTCTTAATCTTTCTATTAATGTTGCTTTTTCGGCAGTTGCAGCTGAAATTAAATCACCTTGATTTAAATTAACTTCGGCATTTGGTATAGGTATACTGCTATATTTACCTCTTACATATCCTAACATTTCTTTTGAAAGTGCTAGTGTAAACTCAAATATCCACTGTCTACCAACTGAATTAATAAATTCGTATGTTGGGTTTTCATAAGGTGCATTTGAAACATTTGTAACTCTAGTTGGGGTTTGCCTAACTGAGCTATTTATTCTTTCATCTCTTAAAATATAATCAAACCATAAAGTTCCACCACCACATATAGCAGTTATATCTTGGTCTCTTAAAGTTATTTTTATATCGCCGGCTGCATTACTAATATTAGTACTTGAAGCATCTATATCAGCTTGAGCAATTGTTATTACATCTCCTGATGTATAATTACTTCCAGAATTTACTACTTTAATTTGGTATGTGTTATTTGTTCCACTATCACCATAAATCATAGCTGTACCATCTTTTCCAGTGCCTGTTGATGTATTTAGTGTTATTAAAGAGGATGTAACATTACCTGCAAATGTTACATTTGGGCCTTGAGTTACATTTAAAGCTTGACCTATAAGTAAAGATGAACCTGATATCATATTCCCATCAAAATTTGGTATAGGGAATATTCTTAATTTATTATCTTGTACTCTAAATGAATAATTAGACATTCTAACCATTTCATTCATTTCTATTTGTT